ATGGACATCGTCTTCATCGAAGCTATAATGCTTCCATGATGGAAACAAGTATTCCCCTGCTGGGAAATACTTTTCCAGACGATCAGTCCAGATGCGCTGAGTGTACTTCTTGTTCCCAAGAAGTCCATCTGCAGTAGCACCTGGACCGTGCTTAGGAACGACTTCTCCGTCATAGATCTTACGATCCATGTAGGAGAATGTGTCCCTAAACAACAGCATCGCAACGCGCTGAAAATCCTCAAGTAAACGAGGACTCCAGCTGTTTTGAATGCTGGCCATTTCCTTCTCACATTGGACATATCCGGACATCGCATTGGCCGTCCTTGCATCGCTGCAAGGAAGGTCAATCTTTGCAAACATCAGCGTTAGCTGACGGATGCATTGAATTGCGTACGTATCCGGAGTGTCCAACAGGACACCACTAGAGGTGTCAAACACATGACCGAGGAAACCTGACAAAAATGTCGGGAGACCTCCTGTCCTGCCACAAAAGCAGAACAGACTGCGGTCAACTTGCCCTTGGTCAAGGCTTAGTTCAAAGCCTTTTCCGTAGGCAGGTAGGGTTATCGTGAGAAACGATAACCCCTCATGTTTGACACGCGCTTGGACAGTTTTACTGTCCATGGCGGCGCTAGTGTGCAACTCACTCGCCATCTCATCGGCGAGTTTTAACCAGAGCGATATTAGGCTTTTCAAAGCCCCTCCTTAAATAGAGGTGAACTTTCCTTAGCCTAATAACAGCTGAGCCAGTTCGGTTTAGCTCTAGCGGATGACCTGATCCTTTATAAAATAAAGGAATAGGGCCACCCACCAGAGCGTGCCGAACAGACCGAGGGAGATAGCAATGACAAGCGCGATCATGCCCATATAATCATATGAGGCACGACGACGCTTGTATGGCTTGACCCGGCGTGAGAAACGCTGGGACATGTCACTGGAGTCAGGAGGAGATTTTAAGCTCCTACCAACCCCATCGAGGCTATCTCGTCCGAGATATGTCCGTTTACCCTTAGGACGTCGTCCTAAAGGTGAATGCACATGTGGAGGGTCACCGTTAGAAAACGGGGGCCCCCCTCTCTCAGGACTCACCACCAAGCAATTTGGTGATGACCAAGTCCGAAGATGCAGCCAACTGGGTTTTAAATCCAGTATAGACTGCCAACGCCTCGGCATTCGTATAACCAGCAGGCGGAAGATCGAAGACGGTATAAACACTCATACCGACCTTGACATTCTGCGTACTGATAAACGGATCCGTGGTGATCTTCGAATGGTCGACCCTAACGACCCGTCTGGTGCGACGCCCGTAGGCGTTTGCAAGAGACAGGTCGATTAGACCATCAGCACTCAGGTATTTCGACGAGCCTACACTCGTATCAACACGAGGTAGGGGCGTAGTCACACCTGAGATGGTGATGGTTTGTGGATCGGCGAGTGCCATTAGGCACGCTCTCTTTCTGGGCCTTCTCTAGGCCCGTCTTGGCGGACAGTTAACACACTGTCCTAACGGCTTCGGGACAATCCCAAAGCCGCCAGGATGGAGAGTTGGAATGAGTCTAACCCACTCCATTGCACTCCGAAACCAAAGGGATTAGCCTGGCGTCGTTTCTTAACCTCTGTAACGAGGGTAATAGACGGCACCCCCCGTTGGGAATTCCAGAATTTGGACCCCTTCAGGGAATAGGTATGCTTATTAATGGAATGTTCCATTACATACCCATACGGCATAATCAGACCATAACGATTGGCGTCCGAAATATTGGAAAGAACGTCTCCAGTATTCGAAAACCAATCAACGGCCCAGCTCCAAGGAGCTAGATTCCAGACGTTCTCTGGCGTAAGGGCTAAGCCGAATGACAATTCGGCCTCAGCACGTAACTTAGTAATGAACGATGATCCTTTCAGGTCATCGGGCATATAATAAGTAAACGCGCCTGAGAACCACTTACGACGCTCGGTCTCCACCGTGCGTATTCTAGTTCCAGATGTCTCCAAGAAATCCGACACAGGTCCGAAACCGGGTACATACCCGGAGTCGAACGTAAGTGTCGTATCGCTTGAAGACGTTTCTGTTGGGAATTGATAACGTCTACGGACAAGCCTACCAC